GGTCCGGTGTATTCTCGTCCCCCACGGGCGCGGCGTTCCTGGGGGGGGGGGGGGGGGGGCCTTGAAGGGGGTGACAGCGGGGGCGGGGCCGGTTTCGCCCCCCGCCTCCTTTAGCCGCCTGTCTATCTCGTCCAGGTTCTTAGGCAGCGCCTTGAACGCCGCCAGCGCATAGTTGCGGCAGTCCAGCGCCTCGTTGCGCTCGTGGCCGGGGATCTTCTTCCACTGCCACGGCTGCTTTTTGTTGGGGTCGTAGACCTTGACCTCGGAGAGCAGCCCTGTAAAATAGCCGGAGCCGTAGTCATCCCGCTTGGGGAAGTGGCAGTATTTCGCTCCCGGCGTCTGCACGCGCAGGTTGTCCATGATGACCTCCTTGCCGGAGTCAACACCGATCTGGTACTGCCAGCAGGTGCCGACCGCCGTCTGCTTGATGATGATCTTCTGCTTTTTCGGCGGCGCGGTGTAGGGCTTATCGCTGCCAGGCATACCCTTGATGCAGAACACCTTTTTCCCAAGTCGCGCCCGGCATTGCATACGGACCTCCTGTGTGAAATGTCCGCCCTCGTCCACAAAGGACATTGACATTTTCAGCCCCACGCCGTTCTCGAAGCGCAGAACGCGGTCAAATATCAGTTCGTCCAGCTGCGCCCATACGGCATCATCATCGGGCCGCCCCATGACGATGCCCTTCTCAATGCCCCAGGTTTCTCCAAAGTGGCCGTGGCCGACGATCTCGTACTCCATACGGTCATCCTGGGTATCGACGCCGGCCGTCAGAACAAGCACGCCCTCCGGTAGCTCGGCGGGGTATTCCTCCCGGCGCGCCATCAGGCTGTCCTCGTCCTCCAGGTCGCCGCGATCCTCCCACAGCTCGCCGAAGCAGGTGTTGTAAACGACCTGCATCTTGCGGGTGCTGCCGACCGCGTTCAGGTATTTCAGAATGATAGACTCCCAGCTCGCCCATTGGCTGACAAAAGCGTTCAGCCAAAAGGAGCGGGAGCCTTGTTCATAGGCATCAGGATTGTCGGCTTCCCATCTGGCGGGAGCTTTCTTCATCTCCGCCTCGGTGGACACGCAGCCGCAGCCCGGGCAAGCGTAGTAGACATTGCGGACCTTGTAGGTCTTCTTGCCTGCGACGATGTTCTCGTCATGCTCGAAGCGAATGTCCGCCCATTGGATTTCGTGATACTCGCCGCAATGGGGGCAGCGGGATTTCCACCGTTCCATCGTGCCGGTAGCATAGGCCGCCTCAATGGCGCTGGCGTTCTTAACGGTGGGGGTGGACACCTCGCCGGACTTTGCGTTGTAGAATGTGGTCTGCCGCGCCATCGCCAAATCCCACGGGTCGCCCTCGTTGCCGGCAGACAGCGCCCAGCGGTCGCGCTCGTCGCCCAGCACATAGCGGATGGGCTTTGACGCCAGCGCGTGGGCCTCGGTGGAACCGCACATTGTGAGGATGCCACCGGGATAGGTCTTTTGCAGAATGGTATTGCCGCTGTCGCGGCTCTTTGGATCGCTGACCTTCTTACGCAGCGTGGGGCAATCGCGGATCATCGGCGCGATGCGGAGCTTGGAATACTCCTTCGCGTCAATGGTGGTAGGATGAATGAACAGGATCGAGCCGGGGTCTTGGTCGATCACATAGCCGATGCAGTTATTGAGAAATTCGGACTTGCCGACCTGGGATGCGGCCACCATGACGATGTGCCGCACCTTCGGGTCTGTCCATGCGTTCATCGGCTCGCGGAGATAAGGGGTGCGTTCGGTGCGCCAGGGGCCGGGTTCGGCAGCACTCTCGGCCGACAGGCGGCGGTTTTGCTCCGCCCATTCGGTCACGGTCAGGTCGTCCGGCGGGAGCATTCCGGCCATTGCCTTGGCAATGACCTTGTTCAGCCGGACGGCGGCGAGCCTACTCGTCATCGCTGTCACGCTCCGACCAGTCGCGCCGTTCCCTCACGCGCTCCTCGTATTTCTTCGGGTCGTAGTGATACCCGGCCAGCTCCCGCATGACCTTGCTGACCTCTTTGCGGATGACCTCGGATGCCTCGGCGGGCGTGGACACAGCCGCTACATCGACGGCCAGCCGCCCCGGCAGCGCATTGAGCGCGCCGCGAATGGTGTAGACAAGATCCTCCGTCAGCGCGGCAACGTCCTCCGCGCGGTGCATAGTGCCTTTCAGCTCCTCAGCCTCCAGCTTGGCGATGGTGGCCTTGGACGCTTTCATCGTCGTTTCCGCCACGCGGCGGGTCTTCTCCAGCTTCTTGTCCTCCTCGTCCATCGGACCGTCGGACAGGAACTTGATATATCGCTGGACGGAATCGGCCAGCCGGAAGCAGCCCTTGCGGCAGGTTGGTATCGTGCCGTCCTGCGCCATCTGCTGCACCCGCCGGGCAGACACGCCCAGCACCGTCGCCAGCTCCGTCGTGCTGACCTCGCTCTCGTCTGTGATTTTTTGCATACGGTCAGACATTGCGCGTCTCCCCTTTCTGCATGCTTGCAATTGCTCACAAGATATGCTAAAGTAAAACGAGACGCATCAAAACGCATCAAGACACATCAAAACAAGTTAAAATGCGCTGCCCTTCCTATGGAGGATGCAAAACCCTGACCGCTGCAACGGTCGGGGTTTTCTTTTTTGCAGAGCGTATCAGCAATACAGGGCTCACCGGAATTGCACCGGAGCGCCCGCAGCTGGTACCAGCAGCTACAGGCGAGACCCTTACCCTGTTGTGATCTTATATTTACAGGAGGCGTGAAATCTTTATCGAACTCCCGGGCGTTTCCGCACGGAAGTGATAAAGCAAAACAGAGATATTGCGGCAAATACCGCCGCAGGTGCCAAACTTTGCACCAAAATCAAACGAGGAAGCGTAACGAAATGCCCGATTTTCCCATTGGTAACTATGCGTTTTTCGGGGTCGGCGAGCCCGCGGCGTGTGGGGCGGGGGTCGTCACAGTACCTTTTGCCGTCGTCGCCTGTTGCAACGCATTTCCCCGCCCTCAGCGCGACGATGCCGAGAGGGGGAGGGAGCAACACAGCCAGACGCAGATACGCCGCTCTCGTGCGATGTATGCGCCTGGCTGTGGTATTGCGTTATAACTTCGTCAGCAATTCCGCATGGCTATACCCCTTAACGCCCTTGGTCATCATGCCGAGGAAGTCATCACGCGAGAAATCAGAGAGCCGGAATACTTCTTCAGGTTTCATTCCGAGCTGTTTGCCGATCTCCTGAACGGACTTGCCCTCGTCCAGCAGCCGCTTTACGATGGCTTTCATCGGCTCAAGCAGATGTGTACCACGAGCACGGTTGTGTGTGACGGTGCCGTAAATATCCTCGGTCGCGTCATCATGCCGCACGATCACCACCGGCACCTTGCCTTTGAGCATGGTGTGCAGCGGCTCCTCTCCGGCCACGGTCCAGCGGTGAAAGCCGTCGATGATGGTGTAGTCGGGACGCACGACGATGGGAAGCGTCCAGCCATTGGTCATGATCGATTGCACCAGCAGTTTCAGATTTTCACGGTTGACCTTGTTGGGGTTGTAGTCATTGGGCTTGAGCTGCTCCCGGTCTACCCATTGCAGGGAGGATAACGGGGCGAACAAATCCGCGTCAGCCATTTGCCTCACCTCCCTTCCGGAAGCGCTTGGCGTAATCGGCGTAGGCGCAGGATATGTCCTGATAGATGGCGCGCAGGGTGCGGAGCTTGGGATCTCCAGCAGTCAGACCGCCGTACATTTTCTTGTAGTCGCGCGGCCGCGCCATTCCGTCCATCTGAATGAACATCTTGCGGTACTGCTTGGCGATCTTGCGCTTATGCTCCGTATTGAAGAAGTCTCCCGGGCGGACGAACAGCATCTCCTTCAGGAGCGCACGGTAGTCCTTGGTGTCCTCGCCCTCCAGCTCCCGGCGCTTCCTTGTGGTGCGGTGGAACATTTCGCTGTCCCAGTACAGCATGGCAAGGTAGGCATTCGGCTCGCGCCGAAGGACGCGCTCCATGAGAGATGGGTCATATTCGCCCAGGTGTACCAGCACGGGTACGGTATCAACGGAGAAGAACTGCGACACGCGCAGCTGATTCCGATTGACGCCGACCTGATACATCTGCAGGTAGACCTCGGGGACTTCGATGCGCTGGTCTCGCAGGTACAGCCAGACGTCCGCCGTCTTCCAGTCGTAGATGGGATAGATGGTGTTCGTGCCGGTGATGCCCTTTGCGCCCATATTTAGTGCCGCCATGTATTGGAGCCGCTGAATGGACTCTGCTGCGCGGACGCCGGTGATCATGATGCCGTCCATCGTCACGCGGGGCAGGAAGGATTGATAGTTGTCGATCCTTGGCCGGAGCTGCGGGTGATTGCGGATGGCAAAGGGCGGTGGCTGCCGCACCCAGACATCGCGCTTGCGCCGATCCCAGCAGACGAAGGTTTCATCGCTGGACAGCTCATTGAGACAGCTGAAATGCTTGACCTCGATGCACCACCATTGAAACTTGGCGCCGGCAAGCAGGAACTTCTTTCGCCACACCTTGGTCGTCGCTTCAATGGAATCGAAGATTGCCTCCTCGTCCACGAAAAGGACGGTCAATTGCGAGGGATTGATCTCTCCGGCCTGGATCAGCTTATAGGTCAGGTCGGCAAGAACGATACTGTCCTTGCCGCCGGAAAACGAGAGGTATACGGGGACGCCGTTGGAAAATACATTCTTGATCCGCTGGCGCGCCGCAGTCACAACGTCGATGTCTGAGCTGATGCGCTTTACAGCCATATCCGCTCACCACATTTCGGGCAGAGGATAAACCTCTTAGCAGGCTCGACGGAAGACGCCGTGCCGCTCTGTGCGGGTGCGACTTCCTCAGCCTGCGCCGCAGCAGCTTCTTCCCGGGCGGCGTATTTCTCGCGCGTCTCGGTGATGGCCGCAGCCTGCTCCGGCTCAATGGTGCCGTACTCAAGCAGGGCGTCGCTGGCTTCGTCAGCCTCCATCACCATCGCACGGAGAAGATCCTCTTCGTAGCCGGGAATGTCCAGGTCATCTTTCAGCTCAAGGATAAAAGCGTCCAGCGCGGCCAGATCGTCAACGCCCAGGTCAAAGACGCGGTTATCGGCCAGCATGAGCTTTTTCTTCTCCGCCTCAGTCAGTCCGGACACGACATAGCAGTCCGCCTCTGTGCGGCCGAGGGACAGCAGCGTTTCATACAAGCCGTTGCCGGCGAGAATAACGCCGTCCTCGTCGACCACGATGGGGCGGATCTGACCGAACATTTCGACAGAGCGGCGGAACTCTTTCAGCTGCTTGTCGGTGTGCATTCGGACATTCCGATCCGGTCGCCGCAGCTCGGTCAGAGGCTTCTTTATGACCTTCATGCCTGCACCCCCTTCAAGAAGGCGCGAGCGCTGTCGATCTTTTCAGCTGCCGCAAGGACGATGCCGGGGTCGATATCGTAGACCTCACGCCAGCCGTTCTCGATGCTGCCCGTCCATTGGCGGGCGGGCCACGGGTGAGTGCCGCACAGATATCCGTTCTTCCAGCCGTAGATCGGCGGAAGCGGGAGCTGATGGTAGTGAATATAGGCAAGGATGTGCTCATGCTTCCACGCAGCGAGCGGGCTGAATCGCGTAACACCTTTGCCATCGGTATAGATATTGCTGTTGCGACCGACATAATTGCCGTCCGCACGGCGGCGGCCGAGAATGATGACGTCCAGCTCGTGCGCCTTGAAGTATTCACGCTGCGCTCGGTGCTGCACGATAGAAAACCATCGTCCGGCCGCGGCGGAGTCCTTGGGGAAAAGCATCTCTTGATGCTTCACCAGCCAGTCGATATCCTGATGCGTGTTGATGACTTCGCAGCCTGCCGGCTTATGCTTCTCGATCCATGCGGCAAAGGCGGGGTATTCCAGGTCGCACACGCCGATCATGCTATCGGTGACGCCGGCCGCTTCACAGAGTTTGCCAAGGACAATGCTGTCCTTACCAGCGCTCCATGCGTAGGCAGCACACTTCCCAGCCGTCACGGCCTTGATGTCCGCCACGGTCGCGGCAGTAAGTTCGTCCAGCTCTGCGCGGGAAACGGCTTCTTCGATAGTTGCAACGGCTTCCAGCCATGCACTGTTGTCGATCCTCTGCTTCCTTCCGAGGCTCATGCTCTCACCGCCTTTCTCGAGGCGATAACAGCGACAAGACCGCTGGACAGGACGGTCGTCAGACTGCCTGCCGCTTTCACAGCCGGAATGCCGGCGAGATTGCCGTAGGCGAAGATCGGAAGCCCGACACACAGCGCGGTCAGCACACCGGCAAAAACGCCCTTGCCCGTCAGTTTCTTACCGAGCAGCGTCATGACCGTCGGCAGCAGCGTCGAAGCGCGGAGCGTTCCGTAGAACAGGAACAGGTATGTCACCGTCAGGCCGGGAATGTTGGCGATGGCGATAGCCACGATCAGCAGGCAAAGCATGGTGCGGCGCGAAGTCTGCACCGTGTCCTTCCCAATGCCGAGCCAGTCTGTCGTGAGCGACGCTGCCGCGCAAAGGTTGCTATCCACCGTGGAGAGCAGGCCGGAGATAATCATAAACAAGAACGGGACCAGCACCCATGTCGGAAGCAGCGAGGAAACGAATTCAAAGTTGACCATGCCGGTGTCGCTGGCCGCAAAGCCGGAGCCTGCGGCAAGGAAGCCCACCGTTCCCATGCAGATCGGAACGAGCGCAAACAAAAGCGCACCGGCAAAAAACGATCTGCCGATGCGGTCGCGCCTGATTGCGAAAGCTCGTTGCCAGAAGCACTGATCCCCGAACGGGCCGGAGATCAGACCGACAGCCATCGGCAGACCATAGCCCAGCAGGACCTCAATGCCCGTGGAGGAGGTGAGCGAAGTATATTCTCCGGAGACAGCACCGAGCCCTGCCCGTACCGTGTCAAAGCCGCCGGTCATGCGAAGGCTCAGAACGACCAGCAGAGCGCCACCCATGAGAATAATGCCCAGCTGGACGACATCGGTGATGATGGAGGCTTTCAGCCCGGAGAAGCGGGAGTAGGAATATGCGATAGCTGCCAGGGCGAGCGTCATGCTCCAGAAAGGCAGCCCCGTAATGAGGGCCAACGGCCTTCCCCCCGCGTGTAGCTTCCCCGCGGTTGAAAGACAGGCCAGCGCGCAGAGCTGGCAGAGGGAGAAGCGCCTGACCTCGTTGGACGCTTAG